CTGTCTACTTCGAGTACCAGTCCTACTATAAGGGGCGAGTGCACCTTATAGATAGTGGTCAGCGCTTCGATCCAGCCTTGTTCACGTACTTGTTGACGTTCTTAAGCTTCGGAAAGAAGCTCGAGTACATCGACGATGCGTTTAACGAGACCGCCTTTCGCGGTTGGCTGGAAATAGAGAAGGCACTAGGCAGTCTAGTTCTCTTGCCATCTGACGTGAGTTCTATACGCCAGGTGATTAAGAGTATACTCCCTGACCCAAACGCTTCATGCTCTGGCCAAGACATGGTCCAGGGCGAACTGCGGAAAGGTTAGGTGATGGTCCGATCGAGAAGCACTATGCTGTGCAGTTCGATCGAATCATAGACCGCTTCTTTTTCCATGGCTCATACGGAATGTATGGAGCCGGGGAAGAGTTGGGACATTCAGCTATAAAGGTCATTCCTGACCCGGTCAGCTGGTCCCTGCGGAAGGATCGACCTCGATTGGCTGCTAGACTCCGCTTTGTGCCGAAGAATCTCAAAGTAGCGCGCTCCATTTGTATGGAGCCCACAACCATGATGTTCTTCCAGCAGGCGGTAGCAAGACAGCTGAACGAGGCTATACAGGTATCGGCCTTCTCGAAGTTTATAAGACTTCGAGATCAAGGGAGGAATCAGCGCCTCGGTCTCTACGGTTCTTATACCGGCGAGATTGATACGCTTGATTTATCTTCTGCCTCTGATCGTCTATCGATGGAGTTGGTCAAGAAGGTGTTTCCACCATCCTGGCTAATTCCGTTTTTAGCGACCAGAAGTTCGAAGGTGCGACTACCTGATGGAGAAACCATATCCATTAGGAAGTTTGCTCCGATGGGCTCCGCGTTGTGCTTCCCGGTGCAGACTATTATGTTTGCAGCGGTATGCATATACGCGACATACCTGTACAGGAATAGATGCCCCATAGATAAGCCAGCTGTAATGGATCATAAGGACGTGGAGGAGACCGTGCGGTTCATTTCATATGAACCTGTGCGATACTTCTTACGCCCTTTCCATTCACAGCCCTTAGCCATCTATGGAGATGACATATGTTGTGACAGCCATGTCACTCCCTATGTCAAGTCCGTTCTATCTCGCTTAGGTTTCGTTGTGGGTGAAGACAAATGCTTCACTGGCAGCGAGGCTTTCCGTGAAACTTGCGGAAAGCATTACTTAGGCGGGTATGATGTTACACCCCTTTACTATCGAGTGAAGGGGGTTAGGGGCCAACTTTCCCCTAGCCACATCATATCACAAGTCCAGCTCATAAACAAGTGTGAGGCCGCTGGGTATAAAAACCTACGCGGGTTCCTCATACACGTTTTGAGGGAATGGCACACTCCCAAGAAATTGGGAGAGTTTTCTGTGCCGTTCGTCCTACCATCTTCACGTGAGTTCGGTATTCACTCGAAGATCCCAAGTAATACACACTTGGTTTCTAGAGATAATACCGAGCTTCAACGTACAGAATGGCGGGTCTGGGCTGTCGCTAGTGAGAGGAAGCTCCCCATGGATTCACTCCATGAGAAGTACTCTTACATGCGATGGCGGGCTACGCATGTGGACCCTAGCATGAAGGACCTTGAAGGCCCTTCGGGTCACACTGCAACGGTTGGCTGCCGTATAGGGTGGAGTTGGACACCACTCTATTAGCCAAAAAGTGAG